GTAGTTACCTGAAGTTGCGAATACCCATCTCTTAATCTGATCGGTTGAACATAAGAATCCAAAGAAACAGATAAAACAGAACTGCCACCACTAATAACATGAACATTTGCTGATACCTCCGAGTTGATTTCGCAATTGACAAAGTAATCACCGACCTTAGCAATGGCTGCCAATTCAGTAAAGATTGCCTCTGTTGATATAGATACAGCACGTGTGCGATTAACTGCTACGTCTTGGAATGCATCTACTAAGAGTAAATTGGCATCACAGGTTCTAATAACACCACCTGTAGCAGTAACGCTTACAGCAACGCTTAAGTCTGATGAAGCATCGGCTTGGTATTGAGTATAGCCATTGACTACATAACCACTTGCGACGTAGAGTTGATCAATCATCTTTTAGTCCTCGATATTGAAGAACTGCTTTGCCTCTTCGAGCGTGTCGAACCAGTACCAACCATCCACTGGATAGGTGTATTCGGTTCTATTTTCTTTTAGTAGTCGGTATGCGTCATATGCACCGAACACAAAGTTAGGTGCTTGTAAGAATACGCCGTCTTGATCTACTTTATAAAATGCTTCAGTTTGTTCCATGTATTATTCCTGTTTAATAAATGTAAATGTATGACCTTTATGAGATTTACATTTACCATTTGCGCATTGACTTACAGAACCAGTACTAAAACCATGTTCTTTTATTGATTTCTCACCAATTAAGGTATATGATTCACCTGTTGCAATATTGGTAACTAGTATTGGTTTAGATCTTGATTTACGAATGGCTTCTGCATTCGCCTCCCTACCTTCTACTGTTTGAACTCTATTACTAATAACCAATTTACCTTCATCAGTTTTCCAGTAATCAGACATCACATCACTATGTCTTTCTCGTTCACCTTCTTTAGACCATCTTTTTATACATCCAGCCTTTACAAGTGGTTGTGCTTCTTTAATGTTATTTTCCATAGTATCAATTCTAACATTGTCTGCACTATATGGACCTTCATCATTAAATCGGCACATGTTATACTGTCCTTTGTATATCCCACGTTGATCATATTTTCCTGATGATATCCATATATCTTTCCATTCTTCAAAAGTCAATTCCCAAGGGATATTTCTTTTGTTTTCAGCATTCCATTTTTGCGTGTAGAATTGTTTTTTCATTTTAGTATCTAAATCATTCATAGTAGTATCCTATTAGGTAATTAAAAACATAGTATACTACTATTTATCCCTACTGTCCACCCCTTAGCCAACCACGGACCAGCCTTTGGCTGTTGCTATTGATGGTGTATCCGTTGCAGTTCCCCAATTACCGGTTACTGTAATAGTTTTACCTGTTACAGTAGCCAAATTAGAATAGATGTTATTCAATTGAACACCTGACAATTGATTATTTGCAATTGTATGTGTCTGATTAATACCCGACCAATCAAGTTCTGTAAGATTAGCATAACTTGGTAATCCAACTGTTCCGGTATTACCAGATGTTGCTGATGGAAATGTTTGACTAATAACGATTCTATTAACAGGTGCTTGTGAAATCGTAAATATACCAGACACTGCTGTTGCTGCCAAACCAGTCGTTTTGAATGTACCAGTGAATGGATAATATATATCACCTACACCAAGACAGCCACTGAACATATTATTAAGGGTTACTGCAGAACTAATATTAATACCTGTATTAACAACTTTTGTTAATGCAACGCAACCATTGAAAGCATTTTGGAATGTGGTGACACTACTAGTATCACCTATCGGTGGTATTTCTGTCATATTTCTACAATCTTGCCAAGTACTTACCATTGATGTGCAGGTAGTGGTTATTGTCGAAAATGAAGGAGATTTTTCCAGCATATAACAACCCTGAAACATATTATTAACTGAGGTGCAGTTCGTGAAATCAAAAACGGCTTCACCTGTATCTTTTAGATTGATACAGTTTTGAAAAGGACTCACAACCTGACCAGATATCTTAAAATTCAACGGTGGTAGTGTGGTAATTGAATAGCAGTTTTGGAAAGTAGCATTAAATGTTATATTGTCAGGTATTACAAAATATGGGATCTCTTTTAATTTGTAACAATTTTGAAATGTGGAAGTTATAGTTAATGTTGGTGATGATACCGATAAATTGAAATTTACCAAAGGAGGGATATATTCCAATTCAAAACAATCAGCGAAAGTGCTTATATAATAGGTTGGTGTTGCATTGAATACTAATTGGGATGGTAATACCTGTAATGCATTACAACTTTGAAATCCTACATTTGATAATCTAAAATTAGAATTGAATAATATTCGTTCTACCATTTTAAGTGCTGGCCCAGTACCACCAACGGTGATATTAGCACCACTATACGTGGTATTAGCAATGATATCGATATATTTTTTAGGTGAAACACCCTGTTGGTTTGTATGATTTGATATAACAAATGAAGTAAATGACGCACCACTTGTAACTGGAGTAATAGTGATCAGAGCAGTTTTATAACCACGTGAAGTCACTGCCGATGATATGTTAGAAGGTTCATAAGTATGTTCTGCTTTTACACCAGAACCATATGTATTATTAGTACCATCACCCCAATCAACGTAATAAGATCCAGTACTCATCAAACAGTTAAATGCAGCGAATTGACTACCAATATTTGTGTAATTTGAATCTGAAACCGCAAACAACAAGGCAATCTTATTTTCATTTTCACCAATCGTTGGCATTGGTGTCCAATCACTTGGTCTTACCCAATTATGTCTGTTCTCGCTAATACCAGACTTACTCGTGATATTACTTTCTTTCAGTGTTTTGACTGACATTAGACTACCTCAGTACCAAATGCATTAAACGATACGTTTGCAACATTTGAATAAACGGTAACTACGTCTGTAGTAGCCAATGATATACCAAGTGTTAAGAATAGAGTATCATTACCCGCCACGAATGAATCATATACAATATAATGTTTTGGATCCAAAGCCGCACCAGCGGGTCTCACAGCCACTCTCACTGAAGCACCAGATGAATTTTGATTACAGACTGCTAGGGTGCTGATAATTGAAGATGTTGATGCAGGTACTGTGTATAAGGTGGTTGCAGTAGCCGCAGAAGGCACTACCTGACCTAAGATTTTGTATGTATTAGCCATTAGAGACCTCCTAAAAGAAATGATGCTTCAAATCCAACTGCTGCAGTAGTTCCACCACCACCACCTCCAGATGAACTGATAATGCCGTTGCTGATCGTGATTGTAGTGCCATCGACTTTAACCACACCGGCTACTGATGTACTAGCAGTTGGTAAAGGAGAATTCTTCCATAAGTCAGTTACTGCATCGTATTTTAAATAATCACCTGCAACTGGTGAGGTTAATGAGACTGAGTGAAGTTCACCTAGTTCTAGTCCGTTGGCGACTTTAACTAAGATTTCACCTGAATTGGCAGCATTACCTACGACACCAATGTATACCATATGATTTGGAGCAGTTGGTCTATTAGCATATCCAAATATTAATTGACCAGCAGTAGTTGATAACCAAACCGAGTCTCCATCGACTGCTGTGCTGGTATTAATCCCTGATAATCTACCTTCTGTGATTACATATCCAGTGCCGTTATTAGCAATATCAGTTTCTAAAAGACCAAGAGTCTTAGATGAAGTCGATTCGTAAGTAGCCGATGCCAAACTTACATTTAGGCTTGAGTTGGTAGCAGAACTGATGTATACTGGCTGACCTTTATACATTGGACTACCAGATGTGTTCTTAACTAACTGTTTTAATACAGTAGTGTACGTGGCTGCCGCTGCACTCAAAGTACCATCACCTGCTACAGTTATAGTAGTACCATCTGCTTTTACACCACCTAAAACCGAAGTAGTTGCTACTGGAAGTGAATAAGGTGCTGCTAATGAGTTGATTGTTAGATTATTGTTTGCGAGTGATAACGTGACGTTACTACCAGCAGTAAAAGTAACTGTATCACCAAGGCTAACATCTGATGTTGAACCATTGGCTGATAAGGTTACTGTTGTATTTTGTAAATTAGAGAAATTGTCGTCTAATTCTTGCCACGTTAACTGGCTACCTTTGCCATAACGTGTTACGATTATTGGTTTAGCCATTACTGAATCCTGTTTAAAGAGGTGTCAAATCACCTGACTTGACACCTAAAGATAATTAGTTTAAACTAATTGTAATGTTGTTTGTTGAAACTTGGAAGGTATCATCGATGTCGATTGGTTTGGCAGTGGTTACTGCGCCCCAATATAAGACGTTACCTGAAGTTTGTGCATCCATGATAGCAACATGAGAGATTGTACCCCATGAAGCAGTTGCTACTGGGAATGTGACGGTTGCTGAGTTAGCAGATGAACCGCCCGATGCTGCACCGAATGCAATTGATTGACGTTGATAAGCAGTACCTGATGTACCGACTTCGTCAGTTAAAGTACCTGCTTCTAAGTTAGAAGCGGCATTTGTAGATGTATTAGTGAATAAACCCAAGTATAAAGCACTTGGTTGTGTAAAAGAAGCCACACGTAATGTATGGTCTAAGATTTTGTTTTCTAAGTAATTAGATGCTGCAGTCATTTGATTCTCCGTGGAATATGATTAGTAAAGGCTGTATTGTATTTATCTAAAAAACCCTTTTAAAAGGGTTTAAAAGTGTTTTAAAGTTATACTACACGACTTGTTGTGTATAACTTCATGTTGTTCTCTGGGATAACGAGTTTATCACCAGCATAAATGTACTTTGGTGTATCGAATTTAACATAGAATAAAGCAGTATCATTGCTTTGAGCCCATGAGGGTTTACCAAACCATTTGGTAGCAAAACAAGCGTGCGTTATTTCACCCCAATCAGTTGTGGCAGTTGGGAATACGATTTCAGATGTATTTGTAATTGCCCATCTGTCATTAGGTGGGTACAAACTAATATTAAATTTGTATTGGGCGATTTCCAATGGAATATAATCCGATGCAGTTATTTCAAACTGGGTTGGAATCTCTAACATCCATGGTTGATAACTCGCATTTGCTTCTATTCTAGTTGGATCAACGGTGATAATACTTTCTAATTCACCTTGTTGGTTATCACGAAATAACCTTACTGATCTATGGGTTTGATCCCATGAATTAACGTTATTACTCAACATCAATTGTAGCATTACAAGTCTTGTTGAAAGTGGAATTCCTGTTATCATGTTTGTTTCCTTATCTTTTAGGTTGGCATTGTGGTAGTAAATGCGATATTACCATCAATGGTATTATAAGTTAGGTATGCGATTACATCACCTTCTATGTCTGAATTACCAGCAGTGTAGTAATTTGCTGTTACTGTTACAGCAGCAGATGACATAGTTTTAGTTTCAGTAGCAGTTGGATTTGAGAAACTAGTACCTGATTGAACTGGTGTACCACCTTTCCATAAGTAAGCATCGATCTTAACTGGATTGCCTGGACTGTAGAACGGTGAAGTTCCAGTTGTACCCCAAACACCTTTCAATTCAATTACTATTTTAGTTTCATTTGGATAGGCTGCTTTAATAGCATCAAAGTTTACTAATACAACTTCAGATGTAGATCCAGTTGTATCACCACCCCATGTTAAGAATGCATTACCAGTAGCAGGGAATCTTGATATTTGACCAGTACCTCGTTTACCAACAGGTATAGTTTGTGATGCATTTGGCAAAATGATCTTAGCGCGTGCATCTAACAACAAACCATTTTGTCCTGGAACCCAAACCAATCCAGCCGTATTAGCAGCAAATACCGCACTTTGTTTATTGAAATCATCTGGATTAACCGCAGTGAATACATTCCAGTTTACTGTGAAACTAGCAATGTTTGGATTTGCACCCTGTGCGTTGAATATTGCTAAGTTTTCTGGGCAATATTCATTATATAAAAATAAGATAGTATACTCAGTATTCTCAACCAAATTACAAGTTGCTGATAAGGCAAAGTCAGTCCAACCATATGCACCAATACCACCAGAACCTTCATTTACCAATACAGTATTATCACTGGCCTTTACTATTTGCATATACACTGAAATAAAATCACTGTTTTCTGTTATTACTGCATTTTGACCATTAATCTTAGCAATGTATTCACCACGACCACCATAAGCCAAACTGCTGTTCTGATCTATAATTGATGAACACACATACGTTGCAGTATGTGGTGCAATAAATGAAACATACATCATAAGTTTATTATCAGTTATAGAACTACAAGGTGGTAAGTTACTAGCGGTATACGAACCAGAAGATGCTATCATCATAGCACCTCCATTTTGTACTAGAGCACCACCAATTGCATTGGTAAGTGTAGAATCCGCAGCAAGCCCGTTTGAAACAGAAGTAGTTATGGCTTTATTATCTAACGCAGCCAGTACCGTATTGGCTGATTTTGGAATAATACCAGTTTTCTCATCACGTTTTGTATAGATAAGTCCACTTGTATTATAAACTGCTGAATCATATTCTAACGCAGTAATACTAATACCAATCACATCAGTATCATCTTCTTGAATTGAAGTGATTCTAAACTTCTTAAAACTGTATCCATAAAGTGAGTTAGTAACTGTGATAATATCACCGGCTTTTAAACCAATTGCTGTGTAATCAGTAGTGAACTTGATAAGAGTATCTAATCTACTTTGCTTTAACTCAACAGTTGCAATAAACTGTGCTTGAATTGGGTCATTGATAAGGTTAGTATCAATTAGTAGAGTGTTATCGATTTCATCAGCGTATCGATCTGCTACTGGAATCTCAACGTCTATTTGGTCAGTTTTATCACTTAAGTCCTTGTGTGGGTAAGTGACAGTACATTTGTTATAAAGATCAGTGATCCCAGTTGATGAGACTGAGATACCACCTATGATATTTGTGTCATTGAAAGCAAATACAGTTGGTCCTGCTTGTTTGATGGTAAAAGACCATTTGCCAGCAGAGACATCATATGTTATCCATGCACCGCATGCGGTGAATAACTTTGTTAAGTTACTCATACATGATTGTCCAGTATCTACTGTTCCATTTATCGAAAAGTCGTACATTATCTTTTAGTCCTTATAATTTTAATTGATCAACATTTCGTTGGAATGTTGTACCACTTGGTGTTGTTATTTTGATAATTAATTCAAATGACTTTGCAAATGGCGTTATGTATATGACACCCAACACGGCATTTATAGCATCTTTATAATTAGTAACTGACACTTGATCATTAACATCCGATACAATCAATGGTGTACCTACGACATAGTTAGGAACGTAGGTGTTATTCACTGAAGTATATACATAAGTTGAAGAAACCACGTCGATAGTTTGATAGAAACTACGTATAGTATTAGTGTCATACCCAATTCCACTTGCAACAACAAAAGATATTGGCCATATGTAATTTGATCCGGTATTATCCCAAGATAGTGATGGGTAGGTTTCATTTGGTAAAATTTCTTCACGTATCAAGGTAGCAGTTGCACCAGAGGTATTCAAAGTATAGAATCTTGAATTACTAGAGGTGCTAGTAATTGCATCATTTTTAAAATGACAAATTGAAAGATCTTGGTTAAAAGAAGATTGATTATAGTATCCAGTAAGGGAATTTACAACCGTGTAAGTTAGAGTTTTACTTAATGACCAAATACTACCGCTATATGAATAAAATGCATATGTGTGGGGAGTGTTAGCAACTCTTGTACCCATCGCAACTACAAACTTTGTTCCAGTATCATCAAAAGTAATATTACCATTCCCAAGATTCGTGCTATCATAGGTATGTGATATGGACTGTGATAATACAAATTGACTACTGGTATTTGCTCTTGTGTAAACATAGAGATTTGAATTACTGGTAGTAACCATTATCAAACCATTATTCGAAAAAGCACCAGTCATTCCAAATCCACCAGATGCGGTTTGCTCAGTTATTACTTGTGATCCTATTTGAAGTCTTCCGTTTTCTACTGTCGATGCAAAGTCACCGCGCATGGCAACTAATGATGAAACGTCTTTACAAGTGAACATTCTTAGACCAAAGGAATCGTATTCGGTATTTTGAGAACCAATTACTGTGCTGCTCTGTGTCAAATTACCTGTACTTGTATCACGTGTATAAACATATACACGACCTGCCTTACTAATACCAGACACTGTTTCACCGATCGCACCAACATATATGATATTTCCATCGTATGACGTTTTTACTGAAACACCATATATAGCCGCACCACATGTAATTGAACCCATTATACCAGTATCTAATTCTCTAACACTAACTAAACCATTTCCTCTATTAATTCTAACTAATATCTTACCATTAGGTGAAAGATAAGACTCTAAATAATAAGGCCAAATACCATTAATGTTAGTACTATTTGTTGTAGGACTTCCATACTGGAAAGTTGCAGTTGGTATGCTTAATGAATTTACTGCAGTGGTATCATTTGGGAATACAGATAATGTGTATTTTCCAGTTTCAGTTGCAGTTATAGTTGGGTTGGAATGACATGGATATGCAGTGTTTGCTGTGAATGATTGTGTACTTGATGCTAATGATAATACGGTAGTATTGATATTCACCAAGTTGAATGAACGAGTTCCAGTTTCTGAATTAGAACTATTTGTTGCATTCCATGTAAATGATAAATCATAACCATAACCAGCAGTGGTTGTTATAGCCATATTAGAAATGTAGAAGTTAATACCACCAGCAGTTCCTACTACAGTTAATACTCCATTGGTTATAGATGATGTTACACCAGCAGTTGGTATAAAACCCACATATGACATACCGCTATTAAGCATACTAGGAGTCAATGTTAATGTCCAAGTTGGATTGGTATTACCAGAATCAACGATTGAAGGTAATAATCCATTTGTGCTTAAAGTAATACTAGAACCAGCATTGTACGTATACGAACTTGTGATACTACTTAATGGATAAACATCAGTAATTGTCATATTTTGATTCCAAGCAACGGTGCCTGATACATCACCAGTTGTCCAACTAACAACAGTTTGGATAGTAAAAGCGCCATTGTAGTAGTTGTTCAATGATGCTGTTGCTGTTGTTTTTACAGTATCCCATTCGGCTAATGAATTAATACCAGTTAATGTTATTACATTGCCATTAACAGTTTTTGTTACACCTGCTGATAAACCACTCCATGCAACATTCCAAGAAAAACTACTTGAATTAGTAACATTTATTGGTTGGATAACAACAGTAACATTAGTACCTGAATTCAACTGAGTTGGATTTGATAACCAATCCAAAGTAAATGAACTACCTTCTGTTTTAGTATATGAGGTATAACTTCCAGATGGAACTGACGCTGGACTGAATATAACATCAATTGGTCTAGTAGAACCAGTTGCAGATACTTGTTGAACACCACCTTTGGTTTGTGTATAGGTAAAGTTATCAGTTGTTGTAGAGGCAGTCAAGTAGATTAGGGTTGGGAATAGTGCATTTATCTGATCTTTGGTACCTGTATAACTGTAATTGGTAACTGCATTACCAGCAGTTGTTCCAAATTTACCAGTAGTACTTACTAAAGTAATAGTAAAAGATGGGTTAGTACTATCTAGGTCAGTAATCTGTGGTGTGTTTGAAGCAAATATTGAACTAGCAACATTAGGCGTGTATACACGACTTAGCGTAATATTAGAAGATACTTCACTATGAATACCAATATTAGAATAAGTGATTACTGCACTTCGTACTTTAGCAGCAGGTGTAGTTACTTGACAAGTCAATGTAAAACTACTTGTATAATCAGAACCTGGGACTAGGGTTATTGTAGATAATCTATTATTGATCTGTGATCTAGTTCCAACGAGAGTTGTAACACCATTACTATAACTGAAAGTTCCACCAACACCAGTGGATGTTGCATTGCGAATGGCAGTTAGTGCTGCAGCCGTTAATGTGTATGTGTAATTACTTGGTGACACTGATGTACTTGAATCTGTGATAACACTCCCATTATATCCATCACCATGAAGAAGTAAATTGGTATAATTATCGGCAGTAAACGCAATAGTAGGTACTGTGAAATTATTGATATATCTACATGTTTTAGATATACGAACTTCATCCATGTAAGATTTAGCAAAATTTGAATTGTAAGCACCCAATTGAAGTGGTATACTAGCAAATCTAGGTGTACCAGTTACTGTATGACTTGCTTCAGCAACACCATTTACGAATAACGTTATTGTATTTGATTTCTTTTGGAAGGTAACTGCTATGTGATGCCAATCTGACAATGATAAAACGGTAGTACCAACAATATGACGTTCTGCACCATCAAAATAAAAGAAATGTCCTTTGTGTGCCGAATCAATACCAAATGACCAGTAATTATCAATACCTGTCGATTCCATTAATCCTACATTCAATGGGAAATTACCAGTTACAGAATTGCCTCTAATAAATGATTCTACTGTATAATCGGTATTATACCATACCCAATCTTCTGATGCATTGACTGATAAATTACCATTTGTGAAAGCAAGAGATCCAGCACCAAACTTTGGAAATGTGGTTTTAATTGAGGCAGTTTGACCAAGATCATATGATGTCGCTGCTTCTAATTGAACTAATGTAGTGGTGTTTCCATCGACCAATAAATGACTAGCAGTTGATGGTGCTGTAAATGACGTTCCAGAATAACGAGCAATATCAGAAAATCTAACATCAGAAATTCTTATTGACTCATTGATAGCATAATTAACACCAATCATCGAATAGGCTGTTATGGTATAACCAACAGTCAAGTTTTGATTATTACTAAATCCAATATATCCAGTTTCTATTTGTGAACTTAGTAATACACGAGTACCATTAATGTATATTGCATACGTACATGCTTTGACATCATTTGGGTTAGTATTAGTTCTAACAATTGCAATATGATTCCAAGCATTAAATGTCATACTACCACTACTATTATTGATATATGATCCCTGTGTATGGAAATGAAAACTATTTACACCTGGGTCATATCGTAAAGACCATTCATTTCCAGTAGTACCATACTTATTTTCTAAACCAGTATATTGTGATTTTGATAGAATTGGAAATGAAGTCATCGAACTCATACCACTGGCTGCATAAAGAAAGAACTCAATTGTGAAATTCGGTGTAGTTATATCACCAATTGTGGAATTTTCTGCAATAGTTCGTCTGTCTACTGAACCACTCATATTATTGCCGTTGTAATATACTTCAGTTGCCTTATCATATGCATTAGTTGGTATTCTTCCAGAATTTACAATTGTAGTACCAGAACTACTCATGGAATGCATACTAGAATTTATAGATAATGTTTTAGGCGTATTACCTTCAGAGGCTGTTGACTCGTTATCAGTGATTTGTGGTAAACCAGAGAGTACAAATGGGACATCCTCGCTGTAAGAGCCAGTTTGTGTGAACAATCCAAGATATCTAACAGTTTCGCATATTAGATTTTGAGTTACAGTTTGATTTTTAGTCGCAGTTGCATTGATTGCGTAGTAAGTTAAAACAAACGAACTAGTATTTGTCGATGAAAATGTAAAATACATTGAATTCAGGTGACTATTTACTTGTGTTTTAGTACCTGATATTGTGATAACTCTAGTAGTTGGATTTATAGATACCGTTCCACCGCTTCCAACGGTACTAACGGCTGTTATTCCAGTGGCTGAATTTGGTGTAACAGTCACTGTCCAATTTGGCTGTTGTACTGAATAATCATAAACTACTGGATTACCAGTTATCTTTTGGGCCACTCCATTTTCAAAAGAAAAATCATAAGCAGCACTTAGTACATCATACTGTAAAATAGTAGTTGATACATTCCATGATACGTAATTTGTAGTTTGGTATTCGATAGTAGCCATGTATGAGAAACTACCATACACTTCTTCATTAATGATGATGGTTGGACTTTTAATCAAGTTCCAAGTAACTGCTGAATTAATACCACTTATTTTCCATACATTATGTGTTGGATTTGTTACAACACATCCACTCGGTATAGTTGCCCATTGAACTTGACAATCTAAAAGAGTATTGCGTAAATCAATGATATAACAAGCACCAATAAATGGATAATTGATAATCTCAGTAATATTAGAACCAACTGGTAGGCTATGTGGTGCACCTTGGTAAATCGTTAATGATTGAGTTGCTGGTGTTAATGTACTGAATGTGATGCTAGGTGTTCTTTGATCGATGTAATCATTGGTATCCAAACCAATGCCATTTAAATCTGTTATGCTCTTCATACTTGGTAAATCTCCTGTTCTGCGATCCCGCATCCGTATCTTGTGTTGGTCATGTAGTCGTATACCACATCACCGGCTTTACTTAATGTATTGTGTACTTTGAATTTGACATTACCTAATCCAGTAACTGACTTAGTACTATTGTATTTAACCTTTACTAGACAAAAACACAGATCAGACATCTTATGGTTGATAGTCCACTTTGGCATAACTTCCCATGCATTTCTTTTAGTGCCGTTTACATTACTTGGGAATACCTGATTGGCTGCTTCACTACCACCACAATAACAATAGAATTCGATTAAATCTGCAATATCAGTTGAAGTATTACCATTTGCATCAGTAAAACTGGCAGCAGTAATACCATTACTTTTAAAATTAATTGTGTTTTCATTCCAATAGACTCGTTCTATATCCAGTTGACTATCTGCACCAGTGCTGTATAATTTACCAGTAGATTCACAAATAGCCAAACAATACCACATTGTCATACTATCATCTGCTAAGACTGCATCACAAACAATACCAGCAGTAACAGTAGTTCCATAAACAACTGGGATGTGATGTGTAGTATCTGGATCTACTTGCTCACGAGTACCTTTCTTATTAACTGGTTTATCGTCCGGTTGTAATTGACTTAATAAGTAACCTAAACCTGCGATCTTTGCTGCTGAGATAGCATTATCCATATTGAATACACTACCAAGCATACCTCCTACATCTTCTAAAAAACTTGACATCTGCTCTTCCTATAAGTTATTAATAAAATCAAAACCACTTTGTTGTTTTGGTGATGAACCAGTAGAGGTACTTTGTTTACCAAAATCGAATGTTGCTTTCTCTAAGACTGGTACTCTATCCATAGAGGCATCGTTTGGAAAGAACTTCTTCATTGAACTGGGTGATGTACATCTACCAGAGACTTTCTTACTTAGAATATCCACTTGACTAGCACAAACTAGAATAAGAGTATTTGTACTTGTCATATTAATACTATCCCATTGTTCATCGAGTGAATAGTTGGATACTAAACCAATAAAACGACCAACTGGATTTAGGGAAACAGGCAATAGATTACCAGTGGCATTATCGTAAAATGCTCTGAATACTTCTATCTTACTGGTTTTTATCTTACTATTTACAATCTCATAGATTGCAGAATCTGGGATAGCGGCTAGTGTGATGTTTAATTGGTTTCCAGTTACTTTTAAATCACTAGATGACTGAGTAATACCAAGTAATCTTCCTAATGCCGTATATGTTTCACCATTGAATGTTCTATCAGTTAATGAATCAGAAAAACGTAGTATATTTTGTGCGTAAGTACCACTATTACTCGTTCTATATTGATCAATAGTCAACTTAACAAATAGATTACTTTGAATTGAGTTATAACTTGCTAATGTAGCCATTTAGATCACCTGTGTAAAGACAAATGCACCAGACCAACTGACTTGGTTACGTGCCATGATCGTCCACTCTGGGAATGTGGTACATAAAACGGTGTATGATTCATCACTTCCTGGCTGAACATTACCATAATACCACGGGAATTTGGCATATGGGATAGTGATTGTAGCACTAGTAAATCTATCTAGTGCTTCAGCCGCAGTGATTAGTGTACGTAACTCAGTCCAAGGTATACCACTTGGTAGTTGAACCGTGATAATCTTTGGTTGTGTTCCACGTGAAACTGCACGGACTTGTCCGCTCCGTGCTGTCGTTTGACCAACCATCTTTTTACGGTTGATTGATATTGATTCTGCTCTGTCAATTATAAATTGAAAACTCATTGTCTATTCCTTATCTTTTAGGCATTCCACGTGCACCTTGCATAGTTACTGCATAGATGAACGATGGGTCTGCTGCAATCATTGCTTTGAAACTCTGTGCGTCTACTGCATTGATATTGTATGTTACATTGGTTGAACCAAGATCTGAAGCAGTTTGGCTTGCTGATGAGATTGATGCTGGACCTCTTATTAATTCAGGGCCTGATTCACCTGCAATACCCCATTTTCCAGCAGGTAAGTTACCACCAGTTGCAAATAGACCACCGAAGAAATCACCGACATCATCCCAAATGGATGAACCAGAATTCTGATCATCTTGTAGAACACCATAACTACTTCCACCGTAAGATGATTTACCAGTATTACCACTGAAGAAATCACTAATACCACCAGTAATATCATCCCACCAAGATGTACCGCTTTGTGCTGGTTTAGCCACTGCATTGATGACATTACCTAAAATGTTATTACCTTTCTTTGCCACGCCATTCATTGTGCTACCTGCTTGTGATCCTGCTACTATTACATACATTGGGTTGTTATAAGTACCCATCACTCCACCTGATTTACCACCTGATGAACTACCGCCTCCAAATACACTTGAAATGGCACCACCAATACCAGAATTACCATCTAAGCCAAGCATACTAGCAATACCACCAAATAAACCACCACCACTACCACCACTTGATGAACCACCATTCAAAATGTTAGAAAGTAAAACTGTGATTTGACTTCTGAGTAGTTCTTCGACTATACTAGAGAGGAAGCCTTTCCATTCAAACTTACCGGTTTTGGCAAATTTGACGATCATATCCTCCATTCCTTGTGTGGTTGTTTTGAATAAACGGCTGGCTTGGTTGGCTGCATTAGTAGCATCTTCAGTATAAGAGTTCAATGCTTGTTTCCATCCAGTTGCAAAGGTTCTTGAATTAGCATAGGCTGCTTGTGTAGCACCTTTTAACTCTTGTGTACCTTGGTATGCTGCTTTGTAGTAATCTTTTACCGTCTCTGCATCGAGTTGGTCGCGAGACATTCCTTGTCGAGCGGCTAAGGCTCTTAGTTCAGACTCTGCAGATTGTCGTGCAGCAGCATCAATATCATAATACTTTTTCTCAATCTCAGTCATTGAAGATTTAGCAATCTCATCTTGAATGGCTTGTAGTTTATCTAAGTTAGCATTATGCTCTTTTAGTACAAACGCTTTACGTAATTGTTCTTCTTGCGCTGCTTGAAGTTCTTTTGTTTTAGCAATTAATTGATCAATACCTTCGAAGTTTGCTGCGTAGTAGGCTTTAACTTGCTCAATTGGCAACTCTTCGGGTTTAATACCTTGTTTTTCAGCAGCCAATCTTATTGCTGCTTTTGCTGCTTCATCTGCTGCTGCACCGATATCATAGTATTGTTTTTCAGTATCAGACAGCGTAGTTTTATTGATATCATCTTGTAGTTTACGTATTTCTTTTTGCTGATCTAATCTACGTGAGTTAACTGCTTGGACGATATCATTTTGAGCAATCTTAGCATTAAGAGCATCTTGTGCTGCTTTTTGCTCATTTAATAACTGGGTAGTTGCAGCAATCACTGCCTTTCTATCAGTTTCTGGTATTTGTTCTACCGTTATACCGCGTTGTGCAGCAATCGAGCGAAGTTGTGCCTCTTCAGCGTCTTTCGCGGCATTTTTGATATTATTATACTGCTGTACAACTAATGGCAATCCAACATTTGCTGCTTCTCTATTAATAGAGTTGATTGCATCTTGTTGTTTGTACAATTCTTGAAGAGAGAATTTGGCTTGATCATTTGCACGTGTCAAACGTTGTTTAGTAGCAAGATCTTTATCAGCAGATGCTTGTGCTGCATCATACGCATTTTTTAAATCTTCCAAACCTTTAACTACGTACTTATCACCAAGATCTAGTTCTTGTTTTGTTGCATCATCTTTTAGTTTCTTAACGGCTTCTTCGTATTTGTTAAGTCGATCCATATCGGCTTTAACACGTTCTTGCTGTTCAGGACCTAGACCAATCAATTGAATATCAGTTTGCATTGATTGATTCATTGCACGATACTGTTTTGTCAATGCTTCAGTTGCAGTTTCTGCTGCTTTTTGAAGTTTCCACTGAGCAGTATTCATTAGTTCAGTTTCTTTACCAGCCTTACCCATTTGTTCTTCGGTAATACCTAACGCTTCATTAAGTTCTTTAACACGTTTTTGAACTGGGTCTAACTCTTTTGCTAATTGCTTTTGCTCTTCTTTTGTTTTACCTGTAGCATCACCGGTGCCTTTAATGGCATCCTTCATCTTTTCATTTTCGTTAGTGATACCGGTGAAATAATCTTTTAGTTTTTCAAAACCAAGGAAACCAGCAACTGTTGCACCAACTAAAGCAGCAATCTTTAGTAATTGTTGACCCATAACATACAACTGGGTTAACATGTTACTACCACCTTCTGGTATAACAAACATTTTAGAAATTGCTTCGCCTATACTACGAAATTTAGTTGCGATAGACACTGGAATCATATTACCAATGGCTTGACCAGCGGATGAAGCAAATCGAAGTATATATTGACCTGCATTAGCCAATGGTGTTAATATCGCATCTGGAATTATTCTTGCAAAAAGACCACCAATCGATCTACCAATACTAATTACCTTACCACCGATTGCTTCCAATGGTGCTAACATATTTCCCGCTGATGGTAGATGAATAGCCTTTATAATAGACTGCCCAACATAAGATAAACCTTGGGAAATTGCATTGTATGCTTTCCATACAACGGAAGATGAACCACTTGCAGCGGCTGACATACGACCAAAACCACTTGTCACCGAACCTAATAGTCCACCAAGGTAACCAAGAGATTCTGATATCGCAACAAATGCGAATCTAACAATACGCAATGGTGCATACATAAGAACTAAGGCTTCGATAACATTTAGTATTGTACCACCCCATTCTTTGAAGAAGTTACCAACCTTAGTCAAAGCAATGGCTAAATCAAGCATAACAACGGTTAATGCTTGTGCAGCACCTGTATTTTCATTGAATTTCTTACCTAGTAAGGTAAAAGTATTATCAATTTCTGTCATACCTTGTGCTAAGGTATATGTACTCTTACCCCATTTATCATCAATGACTTTACCAGCATCTTCAATGGCATTTTTAAGGGTTTCGGCAGATATTTTTCCATCAGATGCCATTAATCTTAGAACACCAGAAGTAACACCGAGTTTATCACTCATTGCCTTAGCAACATCTGGCATATGTTCAAGAACACTTCGCATTTCCATCGCATCAGGTCTACCTTTTGCAAATGCTTGTGATAATTGAAGAATGGCTGATGCAGCACCACCTGCACTTTCACCAGTAAGAATCAGTTCTTTGTACAAGGTTGATGTCATATTCAACAATTCTTGTTGAGAGATATTGACATCTCGTGTATTAACTGCTAATTTATAGAATAAATCACCAACTGCGGCAATAGGAGCACCTAATTGATTAGCAGTAGCAGCAATTTCGTTGAACATTGCTGAAGTATTTTGACCTTCTTGTGCTACTTGACCCAATCTATTAGTCAATTGGGTAATAGAATCACTCATTTTAACTAATTCAGATACAGCAACACCAGTTGCTAATCCTGCAAGTGCTGATTCGAGGCTCTTTACATTGGCTAGTGCTCTACTGGTATCTACGACGATTTCATATGTGGCTGATGTCATTTCGCTTTCCTTACTATATCTGCTGATTGAGTTTGAAGCCATTCAAACAAAGGTTCAGTCATACCTCGTGGTGCTTGTTTACTTTTACCCTCGTCTAAATCCATAGCGTAATTGTAATTAGCAATGATGGTTCGTTTGTTTTTTAGTTTGGTGTTACGTCTTGCGTAACCAGTTCTGATAGGAGTTAATTCCCTCATCTTTAAGGCTGCTTCTGCAGGTAGTTTGGCAAATGATTTAGAAAGTCCATTAAGGCGAACACTAATACCATCACCAGTTTGCTTAAATCCAACAGTACTCATTCTTCTTCACCTCTGGCTTTCTTAATCATTCGTATCATCTCTGCTTGAGATGGAATGTTTGACTTGGGCTGGTTACCATGTGCTTTATCATGTAGATATGTCTGATATCTACTAGATACATCTATTACATATAAATCAAAAGTGCTACCATATTCAAGTATTTGACTGGGTAACATCTTATATCTGTGAGCCATGTTATCGATAGTAAGGACGGATTGGATAAATCCGTCGTTATCGAAATCTAACTCACTTTCTATTACTTTCCCAGCAATTCCACGATTTTTGTAATGATTTTCATTAACACCGTGGTTGGTAAAGTAACGTCCTCAGTAATAACTTCCTTGCCCTGTTCATCTAAGATAAGAGTACGAACTAGATTAAGCATTGATGCTGCATCTTGCTGGTCTCTGTTAGCAAGTTTGAGGAATAAGTCTAGGGGTTGGCGATCCCACGTATGAAACGCGAGTGGTTCACCGAATTCGGTAACTACATCTTCATCATCTAAAATGACTTGAATAAGTTGTGGTTTTGATGCTAATTGTGATATATGTTTCATTGCTCTGCTCCAATTCTGTTCGATAGTTCGTTTGCCAAGATTCTTAGAAAACTTAGCCTGCTTTGCACTTTTGCGACGTCTGCTGTTGCGCATTTTAGTTCGTTCTGTGATTTTGCTAGTTCTGCAGTTAGACTCTGTAAGAGTTCTGCGTCTGTCTTTTCTTCAATAATCTGCATGATCTTTTAGTCCTTAAAGGTGAATAAGGGGTTGACAAACCCCTTATTCGTGTTATAATTACTACAGAGTTGCAGATACGACAAAGTCGCCTGTTACTGTAATGGTTACAGGAGTGACCCAAACTGGGCTGTCAGCAGAAACTGTTGGCGCTAAACCGGTTATGTACCCCTGGCCTTTAATGAAACGGTCCGTTGCCCCGCCTTCCTCAAATTTCAAAGAGAATGTAACCAAGGTTTTGTTACGTGATAAACCTAACAAGCCCTGAGCAGCAACAGTATCAGTTTGTACTGAAGTAATTGTAGTACCAAAGAAAGATACTGAGTCAACAACTAAGTTCATACTAACTGAGTTAGTAGAAGTAGTTGCAACTTGTTTCTTCGCAGTGCTGTCCAATTGTGCCCAAGAGAATACGTCGTTAGATGCATTCAATGTGATATCTTTTAAAGATGGCACAGTTAAAGGGCTTGCGCCCATAGTTAATGTTCCAAGAGCAATACCTGAATCTAATTTCAATTCAATTTGTGAGGTTGTTCCTGGAGCGGGATTGATGTAATTTGCCATAATTTTTGTTCCTTATACAAGTGCTTGGAATGTAAATTCCACGGTTGTCAACATAAGATCGTCAATGTATTCACTGGTAGATGTAGCATCTTTTCGGAATCCTTTTGGGACTGGTATAGAATCTTTTGCTAATCTAATCATTTGAACTACTTGACTATAGTCTGTTGGTAGTTGTTTTGCATCAGTAGTGAAGTAAACTCTGATAGTTGTGACTTCCTGATCTATATCACCATCTGTTAGTAATGGGATAAATGCAGTTTGCTCGATTTGTTCAGCATCTACATAAATCTTCTTAACATTCTTGATGAATAGTTCAGTGCCATTTGGTTTAAATGGCAATTCATCTGAAACTTTATAGTTTTTTAGACTAAGTTGTTTCAAATAGGCAATGATGTCTTGTCTCATCTTACTCTCCGTAAATTGAAGGTTCCTTGTTTGATTTCATTTGTTTCAACAGTTCCGTCGTTATCGAAATCATACCAGTCACCGTGGGTAATCAATTCTCCAAAAAGTTGATCTGCTTTGATTCTATAGAAAGATATCTTGTTAAACTCGCTATTCTCACTATTGCCAAAGTTAGCCACTTTTGGTAGAATGTATTCTGCTAATGCTTCATATACGCATAAGTCAGTGAAGTCGTTATGACGTGATAGAATCTTAGCAGAGTCAAAGGCATCTTGAGTATTCAGTTTCCATTTATAATCACGATACCATTGACTACTTGCCAATTTGCTTACGAGTCTTTCAGTAGCACGTACTAAAAGAACATTGATGATACTATCAGAAAGTCCTTCATTTTCATCAAAGATGCGTTGGTCTCTATCGAGAACGTCTTGGTATTCTGCGAAAGAGGTTACATTATCGTCTGAATCAAAAACAAAGGACATTCAATTCACCTTAGATTGCTGCGTCAGCAGTTAATTTCAAACCGTGTGTCGGCATAATGATTTGTGCACCTGCTTGCGCAGTTAACACTAAGTCAGTAGCACGTGCTGCTGCTTGACGTTGAGTTTCCAAAGCGATAGTGCCGCGAGCAGCAAGGCCAAAGGCAGATGGCGCAAATACTGCACCTACTGAATCGCCTGAACCGTCGATTGCAACTAAACCGCTTTCAAAGATTGCAACACCAGCGATAGTGCCGATGTAACCAGCAGTTAAGATTTGGTTACCCAAGTTACTTAATGCAGATGCACCTGAAGTGATTGCCAATTCTTTTTTCAATTGGTATGCTTGTAAAGGGTTAACTACAGCATAGAAAGGACCAACCAATTTACGTGAACGTAAAGTAGCAGCCGCTTTTAAGATGTGGTCAACAGTTAATTCTGCACCTGCACCTGGACCCGCTTCTGTTAAAGATGCGAATTTAGAGAACAACATCGTGTCAACTGATTCAGCAATTGCACGACCTGATTGTTCACCCAATTGAGCAAGAACATTACCTTGTGCAGAACCTTGTAACATATCAGTAATGCGATGTGCAACAACGTGTTCAACTAGGGTGATTGTTTGTGAACTTGTGTCAGTATCTTTGAAAGATGCAGCAGATTCATCAGTGATTAAATCAGCAGCAATATTTGCCCATACAGGTACTTGAACTTGTTTTCCTGAGTTCATAGGAACATCGTAAACAGTTGACAATTGACGTGCAATTGAACTTTCGTATGCTTGATATTGTGCTGCTGCAAGTAAAGGAACAAAAAGTTCCGAGTTAAGAGCGGTTGTGTTATTAGGCATGATTTAAAACTCCGTTATAGTTTGCCTTCGGCTTTCGCCTCGGCGTATAATTTTCTGTGTGCCGGATTAGCCATATCCAATTGACTTATATCCAACTTTGTGTTAGTACCAGCGCTATGGCTAGACTTAGTGTTTGTTGTGGCAGGCGTAGGTTGAACAAAGTGAGGATTCGATTGTAAGAACTCTTGTACTAAATCCTGTACACCCAGTGGACTTCCATTATCCGTGTATCTTACCGTTCCTTTCGAATCAACTACTTCGACTTCACCATCCCCATTTAAACGAACTTGACCCTGCAGTAAAGTCTTTACTTGTTCAGCGTTAACAGCCTTAAGTTGGCTTGCTGCGCTGAGGATTGGAGTATTGACTTTATAATCTTGAATGATCGCGTCACGTTTAGAGATTTCAGCATCTTTCTTACTTGCTAGTTCCTTTAAGATGGTCTCGAATTCACCTCGTTTTACTGCTTCTTCTTGCTTTTGTTGTTCAGCAGATTGAACCAATTGTTTGAGATATTCTGGATCACCTAAGCCATCATATTTCTTAGATACTTTATGCTCAACACTTGAACGTGTTTTAGCCATCAATGCATCTACCTCGGCTTGCGTATAAGTTTTTGCTGTTTCTTGACTTGCAGTGTCAATTACTGTTTGTTCTGTTGCCAATGTTTGTTCGGTCATTGTTACCTTCGCCTCCAAATGAGTAATTACTATATCTAGTAGTATTTATGCAATATACCTACTACTAGTAGGTATATAATGTTATAACGTTACATATGTTATCTTTTAGTCTTCCAGTTCACCAGTTTCAGGAAATTGATCTGGATTCATGGCTGTAGTATCTTTTAGTGCAGCCAATTCATCCTCGTCCAGTGACAGCCAATCTAAAATAGAAATGTCAATGGCTTGCTTAACACGTGGGTCTACTGGGTTAGTATCAGCAGCAACTTTTAAATTGGCAATCTCATTACCAGTGTCTCTGATGTTAAATGCTTTCGGATAGCATACTTCACCATCCCAGGTGGTATCTTGATATGCACAGAAAAGTTTCCACATTTGTTCTTCTGCCAACTCAAGATTGTTTGCTTTTGATGCTAACTTAGCATTG